CCAATGCGGCATGTTCGTCACCAACGAATGTGGCAGTACCTGAAACGGTAGCTTGGTTGTATGTGAACTCAGTAGCAGCCAAACTGCGCAATGACAAGAGAATCTCTTGGTCGATTTCAGCAGTAATTTCTTGTGCTAGAGCGGCCATGATTTCAGCCTCAACGTCAATACCATGCATGGCTTGTGCGTCTTGGGCGGCTTCAAATGTCCAACGTGCTTGCAACTTACGTGACTTAGCTTCAACAGCTTGACGCAAGATTTGTACGCTGATTTGCTTACCGCCGTTACCTTCAAGAGCTGCTGTGTTGTTACCTGTGTAACCAGTAGCTGTTTGATCTAGTTGCGGTGTGCGTGAATATGCTTGAGCAATAGTGAATGGGCTCAATGCTTCTTGACCAGCTGTAACGCTAGTTTGAGCAGCACTGTTATCCACTAAGTTTTGTGCATAACGAACACGTAGTGTGTGGATCTGACCAACTGGGCCAGTCATTGGCTGAACGCCAACCAACTCGTTAGCGATAACAGTTGGCATAACACGACGGATAACTGGAAGAATCACACGGTTTAATGTAGCGATGTTACCAGCTGTAGTTGTTCCTGCTGTAGATTCAGCAAGTAGTTGCTTCTTAGTATTTTCTAAGATAACACCCATAGTTGAGCGGCGAGTGCCTTTTAGACCTTCTAACAGGGCGTCCTTGGTCTCGTCCCAACGGCTTTCTAATAGAACTTTTGACATTATTATTTCTCCTAAACTTATGTCTTTGATTTAAAGCCCTGCCAGACGTTTGATATCGATAACGTTGTCACGTTGTTCCATATCAATTTCTTGCTTGGCAGCTTGTTTATCCCCAGTCACTTCTTTGCTTTCGCTGATTACAGACTTAGAAGCCTTTTTCTCTGCGCCAGTATTTAGAACTGCTGGTAGATACTTATCGAATGCGGCTTGCAACTTAGTTGTTTGCACACTTTCTAGTAAGCTCTGCATTGTCTTTGCCTTTTCCTCGTTAAGAGTAGAAAGCAATTCAGTCATAGTCTTCTCACGAATGTTAGACTCTTTGATAATGCGAACTTCACGTTCTTTTGACTCTACTAATTTCTTAGCATTGTCGATTTGTTTTTGTGATTCGGCTAATTGTGCTTCTTTATCGGCTAATGCGGACATTAGCTTACGTGTTTCTTGCTTCTCACTTAGGTGAGTAACACTGAATTCACTTGCGAAACTTTCAAAGATACGGCGACCAAAGTTATTTTCTTTAGCAACTTTAATATCTTCTTTCAATTGGCTCATTTCACCCTTTAACTGTCCAGCTACAGCAACACTCAATTTCTTAGCAGATTCAGACACGAAACGTGCTTTCAATGCTTCTAATTGCTTGCGACCTTCTGCAACTAACTTAACCTTAGCTTCAACAACTGCTTGTTTGTCTTGTGCGAATTCTTTAATTTCACGTGCTAATGCATGAACAATAAATTGTTCTAGCTTTTGCTGACTTTCTTTAGCAATTTGACGATCTGTGCGCAATTCTTTAATTTCTTCGGCTAGTTTAGTAACCATGAAGTTATTGAATTTTGTTGCGTTTTCACGTAGTTTTACTTGAGCTTGTACTCGGTCTTCGTTCATTGCAGCCTTTTCAGCACGAAATTCTTCAATTTCTTCTGATAAGCTGTCTGTAACCATTTTGTCAAGGGCTTCAACCATCACGATTCTGTCATGTTCATAACGTTGTGCGAATTCTTCATGTAACTCTGCACGAACTTGTTGGCGAGCTTCATTCAACTTAGCTTCCCATGCTTCATTTAACTGAGCACCGACGTCTTCATTGATAAGTCCACTTTCAAGTAATGGCTTGATAGCATCAAACATGCTGTTTCCCCTTTATTTGATTTTGAGGTCTTTGATAAGGCGCATTACTTCCTCTTTCAAAAACTTCTCTACTTTTTTGTTACCCTGAGCGTCTTTAGCGATATCCAACAATTTATGACCATGCTTCATATTCATCATGCCTTCATATATTGCTTTAGGATACGCATTGGGTGCGCTTGGTTGGGCGACAATATCCACAGTGACTATTTCAAAGTCACTAACTTTGCCATCATAGTCATTCACGTTTCCGCTACCACGACTAGATACGCCTAGTTTCACACCACTCTCCAACATAGTCTTAACTAAGTCTCCCATTGGAGTTGGTAAAATCTTTAATTTGCCGAAGCCGTTAGCTCCGTCCATCCACATAGATGTAAGCATATGTGACACACGGTCTAAGTTAATCTTTAAATCATCTGGGTGATCTACTTCACCTAATACTGAATAGCCACTAGTGATTTGTTCATTTAGAGTCTGTACAGCGTTTTCGATTTCAGTAACAGGGTAAACACGCTCGTTAGCGTTTTTTACCCCACCCTGAATGAAGATCCCCTTCATATAAAGGTTCTTCTTGTCGCCTTCACTGACTGATTCGACCACCATACCGGCTCGGTCGAATGTCAGATGCTCTTTGAGATACAAAGCCATTGCTCTCAGATTCCTTAGATGCGCTTCTTAGCAGTACGTGACTCTGCTACTGGGCTCTTTGTGTTTACACCACTAGCTTGTGTCTTAGTTGGGGCTGGTGCCTTTTCTAAGCTTTGTTTAGCTTGTGCAGGTGCATTTTTGAAAGAACCGGCGCCTTTAACTTGTGTCTCGCCCTTAGAACCGTAGTTGCTAGGAGCTTTAGGGCTTGTTGGAACAGTTTCATTATCGCCAGAGAATTTAACTGGACGACTATCCATACCAGCTTGACCTGAATTAGATGTTACTGTTGATTTAGTCTGAACGCCATTATCGCCGCCGATTTTAGAACCGTATAGACCTGGAACGTTTTTCAATGCGATAGCTTCCATAACTGATTCGTCAGTTTCTTCTTCGTCATCTTCTGCTTCCATCATTTCTTCGTCAGAACCTTCTTCGTCACCGAAGTCTTCTTCGCCGCCCATGTCTTCTTCACCGCCTTCGCCGCCCATGATTTCTTCAAACTCAGCCATCAACTGGTCTAGTTTGTCTTCTAGGTCAACTACACGGTCTTCTAGACCTTCTTCGCCTTCGCCGTCTTCGTCACCCATTTCTAGGTCAACTACTTCGTCATCACCGTCATCAGAGAATTCTAGATCCTCTTCTTCTTCGGTCATGCCTTGTTCTTCAGCACCGATCTCGTCTAGTAGATCACCTACTTGACCGCCCATGCCTTCACCCATACCTTCTTCATCCATCATTGATTCATAAATTTCGCGGGATTTTTCTACCACGATATCATGGAACAATGCTTTAGCTTGTTCTTCGTTCTCATTGATAATTAAATCAATAAGTTGTTCAAATTTTTTGTTGTCCATTGTTTGTCTCCTGAAATAGAATGGCTTTGTAGAGTTATTTAGTGGCTATCATAAAAAACAGCGTAATAACTATGCTTTTTTAGCGTTTTTGGCAGTGATATATAATTTTTACCAAATAGAATAAATAAAAGTGTAGTTCGCGGGCGTCGGAACCCCAACTACTCTAACGCTTTCAAGGAGCATCAGCATGTGTATTTATTGTGGCACAACCAAATATCGTAAGATTTACGAACAACACTACGGTGAAATTCCAATGGAATCATCAGGTAGAAAATATGATATTCATCACATTGATGGCAATCATTCAAACAACAATCCATCAAATTTAAAAGCAGTATCACTACAAGAACATTATGACATTCATTATTCCCAACAGGATTACGGAGCATGTTGGTTAATATCAAGAAAAATGAAATTAAATGTTGATGAATTATCTAAGCTGGCGAGCCTATCAAATGATAGGAGAATTAAAAATGGAACTCATAATCTACAAAAAAGAGCAGATGGGTCCAGTGTAGCATCAGATTGTGTTAAGAATGGAACGCATCCATTGTTGGGAAAAGGGCTAACACACCCTAAAGTTGATAAAACAGTTTATTGTTTTGAGAACAAGATTACCAAAGAAAGAGTGCACCTAACTCAATATGAATTTGTAAGAAAATATAATATTTTACAAGCTCATGTATGTAGATTAATTAAAGGAAAACAAAAATCCACTAGAAAGTGGATTTTAATTAGTTAATTATTGTCGGCTTTATCTTTTATACTGTTGGTCCACCAGCTGCTTCTGCATTAGCTTGTGGTCCATATTGTTCATGTACTTTCTTCAAGTAGTTAACTTTTTCATAATTTCTAACATCATTCATCTTACGTAATTTACGAATTTGCTTTAATGTTAATTTAGTTTTACGGCTTTCTCTCCACTTAGGACTAGAATTATCAGACTCAACATCTTGATAACCAGGTATTGCCGGTTCGTACATTTCAAATAATTTCATATATGTATTTATCTAATTACATGCCGGCGCCGCCTTGGGCTGGCATATTCTGTCCTGGTTGTGCTTGTCCTGGCTTCTGAACTTGTCCGGCTGCATCTAATTCTGGATTGACTTCAGCATTTTCTTCTCCAGCCAATGCTTCTTCACCAGTCTCGGTATCAGTTTCAATATCACCTGCACTAATACCAATGCTACGTAAGTCTTTACCTTGTGGCTCAACTTCAATTTCTTTGTTGTTTTCTTCACGCCACATCTTCTCGTTCTTGTTGATTTCTTCTTCAGTCAATCCTAAGAAGCGTTCAAGCGCAAATCGTTTAGATATGTATGGGTACTGTTCTACACTCGTAAATGTTGAAACACGTGCGGTATCTAGTTCTGTTTGACGATATGCGGCAAAGTTTTGTGGTGGATTA